GTGCAACATTACTACTATTTATATGTTATAATTAAGGTAAGATAAGATATAGGCATATACCTCCACCTATGCTACTTTTATCTATACCAACCTAACCCCACATTACCCTTTAAAGGGTGTTCATCAACACTCTTTAAAGGGAAAACCCAAACTACATACCCTTTAAAGGGTGAAAGGAGAAACACTATGGCTGTTAAAACCAAAGATGAACTACTACAACAAATCAATTCCATTGAAGGACTTAACGAAGATACCTCAATATCTCTAATAGAAGATATTACAGATACCTTCGACTCTTTTTCCGATGCAACAGACTGGAAAGCTAAGTATGAAGAAAATGATGCTGCATGGAAAAAGAAATATAAGGATAGGTTCTTCTCCAATGCTTCATCAGAACCGGAGGAATTTGAGCCTGAGGAACCTAAATCCTACACCTTTGAGTCACTATTTAAAACAAACTAATTTTTAGCACCCTTTAAAGGGTGAGAAAGGAGAACGGTTATGCCGTCAAGAGTAGCACTTACCTCACTCAATGCGAGGACAATAGACATTATAAACACTATAAGAGCAAACGCATCACCTCAGTTTCAGCATCTTGTACCTGAAATTGAAAAAGAAACAGATATACCAGCAGTTGGACAGATTTTGTTAGGTTATCCTCAGATGGCTAACGAATTTATTTCAACACTTGTCAACAGAATTGCATCTGTTGAAGTAAAATCTGCCATGTTCAACAACCCTTATGCAGACCTTAAGAAAGGCTTCCTTGAACTTGGTGAAACCATTGAAGAAGTATTTGTTTCAATTGCAAAGGCGAGAGAATTCAATGTTGAGAAAGCACCTGCAAGAGAATTCAAACGTACACTTCCTGATGTAAGAACAGCATTCCACACAATGAACTGGCGTGTCCAGTACCCTGTTACAATTCAGAGAAATGACCTTGAAAGAGCGTTCTTATCAGTATCAGGTGTAACTGATATGATTGCACGTATTGTTGACACACTCTACAATGGTGCAAACTATGATGAGTACCTTCTTTTCAAATACTTGTTCATCAAAGCTATTTCATCAGGAAAAGCTAAACCTGTAGCTGTTGACACAACAGATGCAAAGGATTTTGGTATCAAAGCAAGGGCAACATCTAACAAACTTACGTTCATGTCAAATGAATACAACAACGCAGGTGTAACAACCGTAACTGACAAGGCTGACCAGTACATCTTTATTGATGCTGAATGGGAAGCACAGTACGATGTTGAAGTACTTGCTTCAGCTTTCAATATGGACAAAGCTGATTACATTGGTAGACGTAAACTCATTGACAATTGGGCAACATTTGACAATGACCGTTTCTCTATTATTCGTGAAAACTCAACGATGATAGATGAAGTAACAGACGCCGAACTCACTCTTATGGGTGATGTAAAAGCTGTTCTTGTAGACCGTGAATGGTTCCAGGTTTATGATAACTTATCAGAATTCTCTGAAACCTTTATCGCTTCTGGTCTGTACTGGAACTACTTCTATAATGTATGGAAAACAATTTCATTCTCACCGTTCTCAAATATTGCTGTATTTGTTGATGACGGTGCAACCATTACACCTCCGGCTTCTATCAAGTACAATGTCACAGCTGTATCAACATCTGATACTGGTGTAATTGTAATGCTTGAACTTGATGATAGCACAGCTGCATTATCTCATGCTTCATACATCTTCGTACAGACAGAAGCTGCAACAACAGATGGTGTAGCCGTACACAAATATGGTGCTGTAATAATTCCTACTGGAAAAGATTACTCACCCGTACTTTCCGTAGATGGTGTGCTTTATGAAGGTAGTGCTGACATTGATGGTAGCACAGCTGTAGGTGATGTAATTACATTCACACCAGCAACCTAATCACCCTTTAAAGGGTAACTAAATCTGGTAGTAGTCCATTGTGGATTTCTCCTATCGCCAGCAGGGGTTTTAGGATTGTCCCCTGCTGGCACTACTTCACCCTTTAAAGGGTAGAAAGGAAATGTCATGACAGCAATAGCACCTAACACAGTAATAAGATTTGGACAAGTTAATTTACCTAAAGACATGTCTGACACCTTTTACTTCGCTAATGAAACACAGCAAAGAGAATATTTTCAAGCGTTTTTAACGACAGTATACACAAAATTTACCTATCAGAGAGAACATCGTAATTACGTAAAGATAGAGATAAATTCAGAACAAGATGCTGACGAATGGGATTACATGATGTTTCAGAATACAACATATGGAAACAAATGGTTCTATGCTTTTGTGACAGAAACAGAATGGATTAACAACTTGACAGTAAAAATATATTATGAAATAGATTATATACAAACATACCTTTTCAATTACGAAGAACAATCAACATGGATTGAAAGAACGCACACAAGAACAGATGAAATAGGCGACAACATAATACCCGAAACATTTGACTTAGGTGAATATGTATTCAATAATCCTAATAGAAACACACCTAACTGGGACTTAGCAACAGACCCTGTACTTATACTAATGGTTACAGACAGTCACGGAACTATAGTTGACAATATGTATATAGGCGGAAAACTATACGCACTACCGTGTTCAGAGGGTGATGAACAGTATATTGAATCTATAATAAGTCAATATACGATAGACCAAGATTTAATAGCTGCTTATATTGTACCTGAAATGCTTACAATGTTCTACGAATTTGACCCGTCTGATGACGGTAGAGTAATAGGAAACAGTGAAGACTCTGTAATCGAACTTGCACTACCAAACGTATCTGATAATGATACGTTAGACGGATACAGACCCACAAATAATAAACTATACACATATCCATACAATTTCATTTATGTTACAGATAACAATAACAATGAAATGATTTTAAGATATGAATTCTATACAGCGGATGCTAATAACAAATTATGGATTTTAATGAAAGGAACAATATTAAATCCGCCCACACTGAATATATATCCAGACCCTGCAAAATATAAAAAGGGTGGAAATGTTAGTATATACAGAGGTGAAGGAGTGCATGTTGAGAATATTGCTATAGCAGGTTTTCCACAGGCAGCATTTAACTATGATGCTTATGCTCAATGGCAAGGTAGGTCAATGGTGCCTAACATAATAAAAACAGGTGCAGCTTTAGTAGGTGGTGCTGTAGTAGGTTACTTTACAGGTGGTACAGGTGCAAGCATTGGTGCAGCCGCTGGTGCTTCAGCGGTATCTGTAGCGTCATCTTTGTTGTCACAAGGATATTCAGCTAAAGCTGAGGGTGGAATTTCCAAAGGTACATTTTCAACAGGTTCATCACCTATAACAACACGTATTTACAATGTAACAGCTTGCAGAGCATCAATAACATCACAATACGCAGAAATGATAGATAACTACTTCACCATGTTTGGATATGCTATTAAGAAGTTAGATGTACCATCAAGGTATGCCAGAACAAGATTTACTTATATCAAAACAGTAGGCTGTATTATAAAAGGCGATTTACCAACAACAGCTAAGAAGATTATACAGGACAGATATGACAACGGCATACGCTTTTGGGCTGATAGAGAAAATATAGGAAATTACGCAGCCGATAATCCCCCGTTGTGACCCTTTAAAGGGTAGAAAGGAATAAAACATGCGACGTGGTAGAAAAGCAGGTCGAGATACCTTTGACACGTTAGAGTACAACGCATTACAGAATAAGTTTTCGTTCATAGATTATATGGATAGAATGACAGAACTTGCACTCACGATGTTCAAATGGCAAAATCTCCCAGATACAATAAATGAGGACTACCTTGAAAAGCAACTTTTCTATAAAGGAAAAGCATTGTTCTTTGAAGATGACGTAATAGGCTATCTTGCTTTACAGTGTATAGACCAGGGTGGCTTTGATGTTTATGGTGTACCCATAAGACGTATGGGTAAAGGATACAATCAATACATATCAGCACCAAAAACAAATGATGACTCAGTTATAATTTACAATAACAGACTTCACAAATCAACCTATCAGCTTACCAGATTTTTCGCAAGCAAAATGTGGAATATCGACAGAGCAATTGATGTAAACGTAAATGCACAGAAAACACCCATATTGTTACAAGGTGCTGAAAATGAAAGGCTCACGTTGAAGAACCTTTATATGCAATATGATGGTAATGAACCAGTCATTTACGGAACAGATAAATTAAACACAGAAGGATTTACAGTATTAAAAACAGACGCACCATTTGTAGCATCACAGCTATACACATTAAAAATTGCAATATGGAATGAATACTTAACATCATTAGGAATTTCAAATACAGCATTTGAGAAACGTGAAAGACTTGTATCTGATGAAGTTGTTCGTTCACAAGGTGGTACTATAGCATCAAGATATTCAAGACTTGATATGCGTAGAAAAGCATGTGAAGAAATAAATCGTATGTTTGGTCTTAATATCTGGGTTGACTACAAAGAGGACTACAGACTTTATGACATCACGAAAATGGTTAAATCAGAAAGTGACTCACGTGAAGGTGGCGAAGTTGTTGATATGGTTGCGAATGTCGGTGAGTCCGACAAGTTAGCCAAATAATTCACCCTTTAAAGGGTGGAAAGGTGGTAATACATGAGCGAGTATACAACCGAGTTAAGGTTTATATGTGAATCACTCAATGGCGATACTGAAAGTAGTGGATACAACAAAATTCAGGAGATTATAAATAATACATATAATCAGATATTTAGTTTTGATTATCCTATTTTTGATAACACATATAAGCCTGTTTTGGAAAAGAAAATCATAAAACATTTTTACACAAGAGAAATAGCATTTGAAACATATGGAAGATGGAAGTTAGCTCTTGATGCAAAAATGAATGAGATTATGCCTTATTATAATCAGCTGTATAATAGTGAGTTAATAGAGTTTAATCCATTATATGATGTAGACCAATATACAGATAGTAAACGTACACACGATGATGAAATAAACGAAATACAGAACGGTACTCAGAAAGATACAGGAACTGTAACAACTGATAATGATGGGTCAATAACAACAAAACAAACTGGAACAATAGGAGATGTAGGAACAAATTCATCAATAGACAGTGGCTCAGATGTTACAACAAGACGTGGTGGAGATAATATGGATAGATGGGACAAATATTCAGATACACCACAAGGTACAGTACATTATCTGAATGGTGTGAGTACAGATACTTTACACACAGATGGGTACTTAACAGATGCAAGACACATAACAGAAGACCATAGTGGTACTCATTGGAGTGATACTGTAGAATATGGGAAACATAATAATGGTACTGATAATAACACAAGAACATATAATACAACATCACCACAAGAAATCAATACTACACAATTGCAGACATTAAATACTAAACATGAAAATGATAATACACGCAAACATGAATATGATAGTATAGTAGATTATTCAGAACATGTATTAGGCAAGAGCCCTGGAAAGTCATACTCAAGAATGTTAAATGAATTCCGTGACACATTCCTTAACATTGACATGTTAATAATTGACGAACTTGAAGGACTCTTTATGCAGATTTGGTAATCACCCTTTAAAGGGTAGAAAGGAAAAGCTATGGCTTGGAATACAAGATTAACAGCTATGAGATATTGGTGTCAGAAAGTATTACCTCAGGTTTATGATGACAGCATATCATACTATGAAGTCTTAAATAAAGTTGTTACATTTCTCAATGAAACAATTGAGAAAATGAATGAACTTATTACAGAGCAGGAAGAATTCGAAGCAGACATCAATGCTCAGTGGACAGCTTATAAAGAAAATCTTAACGCTGAATGGGAAGCTTATAAGACCCTAATGAATGACGAATGGAAAGCATATAAGGTTCTTATGGAAGGACTTTGGGAAGCTTTTCAGGAAGATATGGAACAATGGAAAGAAGATACAATTCAGGATTTTGATGACGAAATAAGAAATCTTATTTCAGAATTAGAAGAAGAATTGAGAATATACATAGATGACCATACAGTACACATGGTAACTGTAACTAAATCAGGTGGTACATATACAGCTGATTTAACAAGACAGGAAATTATCGATTATGTAAATGGTGGTGCTAATGTTGTAGCAAGAAGATATACAGACGACGAAGAAACATTTGGTTATGAGTATTATCAGTTAACAGATATATCTAACGGTACAAGACCAATATTTGCACTGATTAGACCAATAGCAAGCAATGATGAACTTACTGGTTTAATATACTTGACCATAGTATTTAATCCGTCTGGTTCAATAACAGTAACAGAACATTCCGATAAAATAAACGGTGTGTATAATGTGGTATTTGAATGCTTACAGGAAGCTGGACAGCCTATAGAATACATATGTTCAAGAACATACTCAGCTATAAAATCACATCTTGAAAATAATGAGAATGTTACAGCTATATTACATTATGCTAACCCTGGAGTTGAATATTGGTTATCATGTGGTTCGTGTCATGAAGCACCTTATAATGGTGGTATACTGTTCGACTTCTATGATACGAATGTTGTTTCATCGTCAAGTGGTTTAAAGTATGTTAATAAGAAAACTATTTTATTAGCTAACGATGATACATTCACATTATCAGAATACAACAATATGGATATTCTTGTACCATCTGCAAATGATGTTAAGAAATTTCCAAAATATTCATATGTAGGTGAAATTGAATGGAAGTACATAGGTTTCCCTATAGCAATAAACACAGCTGCTTCGCCTATGGTTCTTGATACGACATTAACATTTAATGAAATGAAATCAATGTTAGATGAAAATCCTTATGCTATTGTTCTAACCAATATCCCTGGACCTGAGGGTAGTACATATGCAAAGGCGAAGTTTTCAAGAACTAACAATGATTATACAAACCTTGTATTTGATTTATTCACATACAATTCAACATTTGGTCCAACACTCTACGAGTATGTTGTAAACCAAAACCTTGAAGTTACTGCAACACAGTATCACTTCACACCTACACCATAACCCTTTAAAGGGTAGAAAGGAGTTGTCATGAGTGACAATATAACAAGAGAACCTTACCGTAATGCGTGGTATAAACAGTTACAGGAAGAAGTATCAAAGATAACACCATACCTTGTACCCGAAGTTGAGAACGATGATAACGGAAAGATACTTGTGGCTGGTCAGGAGGGAACCTTCGGCTGGGCACAACCACCTGAGGAATTACCAGTTATCACTGAAAGCGATGAAGGCAAAGTGCTTAAAGTTGATGATGGTGTACCGAAGTGGCTTGAAGACCAAGATGCAGAAATTCCTACACATACTGCAAGTGATGAAGGTAAGATGCTTTCTGTAAATACACAGAATGGTCTTGAATGGAAAAATGTACCTGATGAAGATATGTTAATTACTGTAACAAGGAGTGGTACAAGTCCTAACTATACCTATAGTGCTGATAAGACATATGATGAGATATTACCGTATGCCCAAAAAGGTAAAGCTGTTATACATTTAGTACATAATAATAACTATGCCCGTATAGCCAGTATAAGTGGAACTAATTTAATATTTAGAAATATAACTGGTTTTACTTCTACATCTGTATCTAATTCATCTACTGCTGTAACGGATACTATAACGCAACTTATGTGTGTTATACAACCAAATAATGTTGTAAATGCCAGTGACCTTCAGATGATTAAATTTTTTCATTATATCACTGATGGTGAATTACTTGATGATGAAAAGTATAATAAAATTCTGACGATGATGAAGAAAGGTGGTAATGTTACACTAATGTTAATAGATGGCAACAATACCTACGCTTTATTAAGGTCATTTTTGACTACTCAGTCTATGATTTTTACAAACAATGAATGTGGTATCAAGGCTACAATAGGAACAGACAAGATTGTACATATAACAGAAATACCTAAGTTACCAACAGCAACATCAGCAGACGAAGGCAAGGTTCTTATGGTAGATGCTAACGGTGATTATACACTTGGAACTGTTCAGGGTGGTAGTCCTCACTACGCAGAGGTATCACTTGGAATTTCAGTAGAATAACCCTTTAAAGGGTAGAAAGGAAATAATTATGTTTGTTCAGAACTTTAACGATTATCTAACAGCAGATTTTTCAGGGGAGTATTATCACCCTAAGACGTTTAATGGCTCTGTTGATAGTGGGTATAATTACACTAACACCTATAAATTGTTCAAAACCAGTGAAGCTGAAACAGCACATCAGGCAAGAGCATTTTATTTCAGCACAGATGCAGAACCCAATTTCGCATATACCGATTATACGTTTAATAATGTTGCAGATGTATATGGCGACTTTACAGCTACACCAGGAATAGACAACGAAAATAAATACTATGTTCAGTTCGCTATTTCAATACATAATAATTCAGCTAACGAAGTCACATTAAAGAATATATACTACTGTGGCGATAACTCGTCAAGTGCAGGTGGTGCAACATTTGCTAACATAAACAATAAGTTCCTTATTTGGGAAGATACACTCGCAGAACCGATAACAATTGCAGCTGGTGCAACCTACAACTTTAATCTTAAGATAACGATAGGCTCAGTAGCATAACCCTTCAAAGGGTGAAAGGAGAAACCACAATGCCTAACTACTACGATGGAACCAAGTTATTATCTCTTAAAGATATTAACAATAAGAAACCTGAAATTTATATCTGTACATCAAACAGAACTGCTGGCAAGACAACATACTTCGGTAGACTTGCCATAAATAGGTTTATTAAAAGAGGTGAGAAATTCGTACTCTTGTACAGATTTAAATACGAATTAGATGATGTTTCATCTAAATTTTTCAAAGACATCAAAAACTTGTTTTTTCCTTACCTTGACATGACGTCGGAAAAAGAACAGATGGGAATATACCACAAACTATATCTCACGAATAATTCTTCACAACCTTACCCTTTAAAGGGTGACAAAGTAATAATACCTCCTAACGCAGAAGATAAAGTTGAGTGTGGGTATGCCATCTCCATGAATTCAGCTGACCAAATCAAGAAGAATTCCCATCTGTTCTCCGACGCCTCCTGTATGATATTTGATGAGTTTCAGTCTGAAAATAATCATTATTGTTCAGATGAAGTTAAGAAGTTTATTTCAATACATCAGTCAATTGCTCGTGGTAATGGAGAACAATATAGATACTTTCCTGTTTACATGATAGGAAATCCGGTATCACTTATAAATCCTTATTACGTTGAACTTGATATATCAGCAAGGTTAAGAACTGATACAAAGTTTCTACGTGGAGATGGATATGTGCTTGAACAAGGTTTCAATGAGTCAGCTTCACAAGCCCAAAAAGAAAGTGGTTTCAATAGAGCTTTCTCAAAGAATTCATATATAGATTATTCTACAGAAGCTATATATTTGAATGATAACTTAGCGTTTATTTCTAAACCATCAGGAAAGTCACGATACGTGTGTACTGTTGTTTATGAAGGTGTGGAATATGCAATAAGAGAATATCCTATGTACGGTGTAATATATGTAGATAATAGTATAGACAAGACAGCACCTAATAAAGTTGTTTTAACAACTGAGGACCATAAAGAAAATTTCGTAATGTTAAGACGGTCTGAGCCAATAAGAAATAGTATGAGAGTATTCTATATGCAAGGTGCTGTAAGATTTAAAGACTTACGTTGTAAACAAATGTTTATGAAGTTTGTCTGCTTGAAATAACACCCTTTAAAGGGTAACAATTGGTATCTGCATGGCATAGTATATTTTGTGGTAGATGGAGAGTACGCTTGAAAGATAGTGCCATCACCCCGATGCCGTTACTCAGCGAGTTTATACTTGTCATGTTATAGATATAAAAGAAATAGCCCCTACTCTAATCGTATGATTAGGATAGGGGCTTTTCTCTATTTAGGGTATCTTGGTTTTGTGTTTCTTAAATCATTATTTAATCTTTCTAATATTCTATAATCATCTAAGCACTTATCTAAAAATTTACATTTTCTGCAAGGTAGGTTGTAATCACGTCTGAGTTGGCATACGTCACGTTGAACTTTATAAC